AGAAGTTGTTAGCATTGTTATATTCCATTGTAGTTTGAAAATCAAAGCCATCGTATTTAAAGTATCTACTTAACGTATAGACTGATGAACCAGCCAATAAAGTAGCCGATGCATTTTGATTGGGATAGCGCACATTACCAGCAGCCTCATTTTTAGTAATTCTGGTAGCGTTTTGTACTCCTGGAGCAGGAGATGCAGTTACGGTGCTATCATAACTAACTCCAGTTAAAGAATTAAATAAAACTCCGTTAGGTACCAAGTTGGTGCGTTGGGGTTCCAGCAACAAGCGAGGACAAGTGCTTACAGTCCCATCTGCATTGCGGTAGTCCAGTCGTGGTACATCTTGTCTGTTGGTAGTTGCGAAGTAGGGCTTTGCGTCTGTGCCTTCAACTATCTGTGCGCCCCAAATGAAGATGCCCGATGTCCCGTTACCTGTGTAGGTTGGAACATTGTCAGCTGAAGCAATTCTTACTTGTATATTAAAAGTGCCCGTTGTTGTCGGAACAAATGTGATTGAGCATCTGTACCAACCATTACCAACAGATTGTATTTGTGCCGAACCAGTTAAAACGGTTCCAACTGTTCCATTTGATAAATCAAAAAAAGCATTTCCAGTTCCACCAGCATTATTGAACAATCCAATCCAAGAACGACCTGCCGCTTTTGCGTATATTGATGCGGTATACGTATTTCCAGATATTTGCCCAGCCGTTATTTGAAGTGCTATGTGAGTTGAATTTGCAGTATTTTCAACAAGCGTATCAGCAGTCAGTGTTCCGTTTGGGGCGGTTGTTGTATTTGCAGATACTGAACTATTGAGTTTTCCCCAGTTTGCGGTTGAGAACATTTCGGAATCTTGAAAGAAATTCCAAGGAGTACGTTCTATCACCCCTGCCGAATTTGTACGGGTGGCATCAGAGGCACGGGTGAACGTCAAATCCCCCAATCCATCGGTTGGCTTTTGGGCGTAGACTACGTCCTCCTTGATTCCTTCGGGTATCAGTACCCAAGACGCTTCATCGTAAAAACTATTACTCATTTTTATCTATTCTTTGTAGTTGTAACCTGTTCCTCTTTTTGTTATTAGCCATCTGCCTAATGTATATGGCTGAATAACCTAAATCTAATGCAGCTTCGTTGGCACTAAAATATGTCTTCCCGTTTAGTTCGCAATAAATAGAATACTCAACAAATGATTTTGACATCCTCTGCCTTGTCTCTTGGGTGACTATTTTATTTCTCATTTTTTCCCGTGTGGCTTCTGACGCTTTCTTGCCAGTTACCTTGGCCCTCATCTTCTCAATTCCCTCTGGCCCCATATTGCCACCCATTGCGGCATTCTTCATATTGTACGATTTCTCGTCTGCTGCTGCATCAAGAGTCAAAAGAATCAACTCTTCAAGTTCTTGGTAGTCGTTTCCAACGTAAAGTATTTCACGCTCAAATGCCTCTGGTCTTTTTTTATACGCCCGCTTAAACGCAATCCCGCTTCCTATGTACTTACTTGATAAGTCACCACAATGGCTACCAATATAGTATTTGCCATTTGAGTTGTCGTGCCACTTATAAACGAAGCCCATAATTATAACCAAGCATCGATTTTAGCAACTGCACAAGCACTACCCTCGTAGTAGCCACCTGCTGCCGTTACACGTTGTAAGTAAAAGAAATCATAAGCATCACCGCTCTGACCCGTTAGGTTCGTTTCTGGATGCCCCCAGGAGTTCGGGTGAATCAATCCCCAGTTGATGTTGTTGACATAGCCCTGCCCCCAACCGATTTCGTTGTAGGCGGAACCTTGTCCCCATTGAATTGTATTATTTGGACTTTCCATCGAGATACTTTTGTAATTTGATTAGATTCTCGCTCTTTACCTTATAGTACCCACGATGCCGGGCGGGAATCTCTGTCCGGGTAGATGTCTTCGTTGACGTTTGCATTGTATTCCGGGAAAAGGGATTGGTTAAAAGACATATAGTCGATAAAGCGCTCCGTGTAGTATTTCGCTATCGTACGCTCCTTTTCAACTAAGTAGTCAATTTCTATTTTCTCTGCGTTTACGGAGTTTTCACTCGTATGCTTATAAACACCTCCATTGGCTACCGTAAATGCCGCAAACGGCAAGTATTCCACCATAGCCCAATGGATAAGCATCGGCTGCAAGTAGTCAGTTACCAAGGATAGGTAATTACCGGCAAGTGTGTTGGCAATGATGTCCGCAGAAATCTTGTCGTACAACTTGGTTCCGGTGTAGTTTTGGATATGAATCTCCTGGGCAATCTTGATAAATTGGATAAACTTATCCGTATCTACGTTACCGGAGATTACCGTGTTGCGTACAATATCCTCACGCTTGATGAAAAGAGCCGTAGCCATTATTTACGAGGTTTTAAGAATCCTTGATTCGGCATATCAACTGGGCGCTTTGCAACCTTTGGATTGTTCGCCTCTGGCTTTACACCTGCCTTGCGAGCTTGGTTTACCGATACGTCTGCATTCGGGTTTTTGGCGTCAGGAGTTACGCCTTCTGCTTTTGCCAGGTACGTCTTACGCATCCAGAAGTGGTGGCAACGTGCGCCTCCTTTGTACAACCAAATGTCGTATGTCTGTGCGCCTCTTGGCCCGAATCCTTTTCCGTTCTTAGATACGCTATTTACCACCTGGTCTTTCATCCGGATAATGTCCTCCTTGCGGTAAACCTTATTTTTCTCCACCATCAATTTACAGAACTCACGGCTATTTGGCTTGGTGCTACCGGGCGCATACGAGTAACGAATCTTGTACTTACGGCCGTCTTTGGTTTCACCGTCCTGGTCAGACTTAGCGTTTGGGAAGGCCTCACCGGTCTTTACTTTGGGGCTCTTAGCAAACTGCAAAATAGAATCTAAGTATTCTTCCTGCTCGTAGTCAACCGGACGCTCGTCAACCAAATCCCAATTCTCCAGGTCTTCGTCTTCGCCAAATTCATTCAGCGTTTCAAACATTTCGTTTAACACCTCATCCGACACATCAGCAGACAGAGCAACGCTGCTATCCTCAACGCCTGTATTCTCTTCAATAACCTCGGCAGGAGCGACAATCTCCTCCTTAAACTCCAACGGCTGCAAGGTCTTAAAATAGATGTTTAAAGCAGCTCCGTTGTAAGATAGCACTTGCTCTATTGCATCAAGGATAATCTCCTGTAATGGTCTAATAACTACGTTGTCGAACAAGATAGATGCCGTCTTCAACTCGTCAGCATTATTACCCAATCCGCTATTGTCCTTAATGCCCAAAAGCATCGGGCTTGTTACACGGTGGCCTACCATAATCTTCTGCGTACATTCCGAAGAAAGGAATTGGTACTGCTCGCTTGCATCCGATAATTGTACGGGTTCGATTGTTGCTGCGAGTTCCTTGTTATCGTTGAAGGCCAAGATAAACCGACCAGCATTCGAACTACCGGAGAACTTGTCGGCAATACGTGCCTCGATTAGGGTCTGCTCTTCTTCGGTTGGGGTGCCGTTGTTGAAGTTAATCAGCATAGACGGAGCAAGTCCGTTCTTGATGTTGCTGATATGATAGTTGGCTACCTCTTCCTCCAATTCGGCATAAGGCAATGAACCTTGGTAGTCCGTGGGTGCGTAGTAGTAGTAACCTGCCTTATACGGCTTGATGTATAGAATCTCGATTCCTGCTTTGGACATACCAAATGCCTCAATGCGTACAGGTACCTCCTTGCGTTGTGCTACACGATTCCAGTCCTTAGCGTAGTAGTAAGCGGGAATAAATCCGTCTTCGTTTGCACGTTCAGCTCGTAAGGTTTCTACCGGGATATGTTCAACGCCTACAATCTTGGAATGGTCTTGGTTGTAGATTACCTGAAAGGCAGCATTGCCCATCATCTTGAAATCACTAACAACCTTCTTGACGCAGTTCTTGGTAAACAAGCCCATCATCATTGCGTACTCGTCTGGCTTCTGTGCTGCGTCTGTTGCAGCAAGACCTTTACCGAAAATCATATCAATCACGCCATTGATAATAGCGTTGTTGGTAGGACTTCCGTTATAGCGGTCAATCAGGTACTGGAAGTAATTGTTATCATCTCCGTACTCAATCCAACTCTTTCCACTAACCTCCTTTACCTGCGGCTTAACGTAGGAGTTGAGGGCCATAAATCGTATGTTGCTCATATAATTACGAACGTGTTATCTCCTGCCTGCTCTTGCGTGTAAACGCCATTGTTTACCGTGAACTTCTCGAAGTTTGTTTGGTTCGTGCAGAATACACGACCTCTGTATATCAAATTTACGCCATCAAATACCTCCAATAGGTAAAAGTTTGCTTCCTTTAAAGTCCAAGCAGCATTCAACGTCATATACCCGTTTGCGCTTGTAGGAGCTATTGTTTGCGTTTGGGTGGTATTGGTAGACTCATTCGTTAACCGTGCTGATACAGAAGCAGGAAACGAGCGAGGGATGATTTGCAAATTCTGCGCTGATGCGCTTGTAGTTAAAATGTTCATCTTACAAATAACTCGTTTGTTGCTTTTTGTTTTAAATAAAAAAGCCACCCCGAAGGATGGCTCTCTTATCGTATTGTTTTTTATTACTTGAATTTGCTCGGTATATCTTGAATAGCACCAAACGTATCCGCAATCAAGTTAGCGTATGCGCCAATTTGCATATTACCGATATTGCTTAAACTTTGAGGCGGCTCAATTCCCAGGTCACGGAATAATTTTTCTGCCTGCTGTGCCGACTTGTTAATTTCATCAATATCATTATTTAATGCAATCGCCTCACGCTCTAAGGTACCAACTTCTGCTGCAATTTCACGAACACGAGCCAAAACATTATCCCGGTTATTTGTATGCTTCTTGAACTTGTTTAGAAAAGCATCTTTTAACTGCTCAATGTTTGCAAGTTCAATTTTCATTGGAACTGGCTCTGACTTTGCCGCAAGGATGTTATAGATAGTTTGTTTGCTCATTTTCCTAAATTGATTAAGTCCTGAACTGCTCCTAACAATTCAAGGTTGGTAGATTGCCATTGTTGCACTTCTTTGATAGAACGTCCGTCAACGCCAAGTGCAGCGGCCTCACGGCCAACCGTGTCAACGGAGACACCAGACTTACCGGATAAGCTTTGTGCCTCCTTAACCAGCGTAGCACGAGTCGACTCCATTTTGTCGTACTCCTGCTTCAACTGCTTAAATTTAGAAACGAATCCTGCTACCTCAGATGCCTTTGCAGAAAGCTTTTTAACATCGCTACGCAAGTCATCAATAGCAGCAAACTCAAACCGCTGGGCAGACATTTCGTTCATAATCTTTAATGCCTTTTCCATAGGTCATTAAAAATCTGAACCAGAGACAACCGTAGAAATACCAGCACCAGATAAAGTAGCATCCAAGAAGTTAGCAGGCAACTGCTCTTGTCCGTTCAAGGTCAAGGTGTAACCAGACATATCACCCATAGCAGCACCGGTAACAATCGTTCCTCCGGTAACCTCGCAACCGTGTTCCAAACCTGCAACGAAGAAGTTAGAGTTGCGGTCTTCAACAATCACGATAGGACGGCCGTAAGCCATCAACTTGATTTCCTTGTGTGACTGCTTGCTCAACTTGTGCAAGGTCAGGTTCAAGGTCTGGTCGAAGAAGGTGGTTCCGTTATCACGACTTGAAGTGATTGCCTGCTCAAAAGAAGACGTACCCTTCAATTCGTATTTGTATGCTGTCAAACCGCTTCCTAGCGTGTCGATAGCGTCTGTATTGGTTACATCGTAGGTAACCGTAAGATTCTGATAGTTCAGAAAGTAAACCGCCTGAATGCCACCTACAACGTCTTTGCAAGGTTCGATTCGGCCAAGGGATAATGCACAAGCCATTTTGTTTTGTTTTTTTAGTTGGTTTAAAAAAGAAAGGGGTGGGGCGTCATTACACCACCACCCCTATCAGGATTTT